TGATAATTCGTGTATGGGTCCACCAGGTATACGATAAGATTGATCTAATATTTTAATGTCATTGACTTCTTCTTTTAAAGCTATGAAGTGATCTACATCTGCTCCAGCCCATTTAAAGATTGCTTGATCATCATCACCTGCAATGTAAGTTTTTTCTGCATTGGCCCAAAGTTTTCTAACCATCTCCCATTGTATTAAAGATAAGTCTTGTGCTTCATCAATAAACAATACTTTAAAACTATTGGTAGATTCTTTTTCAATATAATCTAATAACAAATCATTAAAGTCTTTGAGTCCTTTTTCTTTTTTAAATCTTTTAAGTTCTTCTGCTAATAAAAATAATGTGTTACGTTCAATGTCTAGTATGTTTTGTCTTGAATCATAGTATTCTAATAGATCTATTCTCTTAACTGCAGCTGTGTTTATGATTGTCAAATATTCATTGTCTGAATTAAATGTACCATCACTATCAGAAAACTTTGCAATCTTAATGGGTATGCCACATTTTTCTCCAAACTCTTTGTAGTCATCCCGGCCCATCATTTTTTCTTTGGTCATACCTAATTGATTAAATGCATAAGAATGAAGGGTTCTAAAATTACTTAAATCATTCTCAATATCTAGATTAAATTTGTCTGCAGCTCTATTAGCCGCCTCTGTTGCGGCTTTTTTAGTAAACGAAAAGTACCCAATTTGTTTAGGTCTTATCCCTTGTTGTATAAATTCATCTACCAAGTTAAGTAAAGTTGTAGTTTTACCTGTTCCCGGTGGGCCTAATATTATTGTTTTCATATTTTTTTATTTTACGTTCTAGTATTTCGTTTTTAGTTTTAAGTTTTTCATTTTCTTTTTTTAGTTCTCCTATCTTTAAACGAAACCTTAAATGCCAATTAACTCCTACATCCGTATCAAACATTAAAAATGATCTTCTTGATAGGGTAGTTTAGAAGTAGAGGCTTCTACTTGTTTCATTGTTTTAATTTTAATTAATCTTGGTTGTTGTTTCTTAACTCTAACTCTTTCTTCTTCTACAAATACATCTAATTGTTTTAATAGATTACCTGTTTGAGTTTTATCTTTCTCCCAATGATTTCTTTTACAAAAATTAAAAAAGTCTTCCATTCTAAAATATGTAAAACCATCTTCAGTAAAAGGAAGTTTATTAAATATATCATCTATAGTTCTGGCATTCTGTCTATTGGTAGTCCAATCTTGAAGTAGTCCAGTTAATTCATTAACAGGATTCAAAGACTCTAATGGTTCTACTTCTTGTAAACCCGTCATCATAGGTTTTAAAAAATGTTGTTTCCAATCTTTTGGTTTTGGTACAGGTACTACTAAGTTAGCTTGATCTAAACACGCTAGTGCAAACATACCAGGATTATAAAGTTGTTCTGATTTTAATTCTATTCTAGTTTTATCTACATCTAAAAACCATTGCGGCGGTGTGGATGCATACTTAGTTAAAGTTCCAATCACTGGCATTTCTTCTTCACCAAAACCTACACCAAATCTCTTTGTTCTACATAAACCAGATTGACATACAGAATTTATAGGTGCATCTTTACATCTATACTTATCATAACCTTTTCTGTTTACAGATTTAATTAATTGTTGAACCTCACTATTACTTAATGGTGGTTCCATATATTTTAAATTTGCTTCTACAATTTTATCTTCCCACGCATCAGGTGCAGATTGTTTATAATAAACTGCAATATTAAATAATGCATTGTTCCTTGAGCCCTCCCCAAAACCAATTGAAGCTAACTTATTTAAGCAAGGAGGGCCACTAGGAAATGCTTCTTCTATTTTTTTCTCTTCCGTTTTAATTTGTTCCACCTCTTCTTTTCGTAAAGAAAACTTATCATAGAGCTGATAAAATTCCTCAAGTGTACAACCGGCGCCAGTATCGTTGATAGCATATCGTAGTCCTTTCATTTGATTGTGGTAAGGTAAGTTTAAAAAGTTTCCAGTGTCACCACGTTCCACTAAAATTTCTGTTTGTTTAGGAAATATTTCAGAGCCTTCATAACCAAGTATAATAGACATCTGTTTTAATTTTGATTGCATCAATGATGCAGGAATGTTTTCTTTAGTAAATAAAAATACGTGTGCGCCGCCAGACTTACTACGGCAAAGAATTACTGGGAGTTTAAGATCCCGAATACTTTTAATGAGGCTAGTGTGATCAAGGTTATATTCGTCAATATCAATGCACCCCCACCTGCAATCATTATTTTCTGTGATAGGGATAATCCCAAGGGCTGCTCCTTCTCCTTTAAGATGATTGGTCCAGAGTTCGTCGGTAACGTTTTTACGAACAATAAAAGCTTTTCCTTGTTGTTTACTACCATTTTCTCCTCTGTCACCGGGCTGATATTGTCCATATGCTATTGTTAATCCGCTAAAAATTTGTTTGAACTTATTCATTATCATTTCTTATTTCTTTGTAAAGGGGGAAGTTGCCTTCCCCCATTTTTATTTAGTAAGGAGTTGAATCCTTAACTTTCTCTTCTACATCAGCTTTTGTTTGAACGGTCCCTTTAGATACATTGCCAGCAAAGTCTTTTGCACTTAAGTACAAAGCCTTGTCTGGTTGACCTAAAATTCTGTCTTGTGTAACCGACCAACCATACCACGAACCTTTATCGTTCTTTTGTAGTACAGAGGATAGATTATACACAACTCCGTGCATAGGCGGGATAGCAAATCCCCCATTACCATCAGCAATTTGTATGGTTTTCATCATAGAATTCCATTTTTTACTGACGTTTAATTGAGTTGATTTCATAGTAATCAAAGCCGGAGTAAATCCTCCAGTTTTTGTCTCAATCATTACATAGTAAGAAGCTGTCTCTTCAAGATAATTACCATTTGGTAATCTAATCTTTGAGCCATCTCTCTTACCCGTAGCGATTACCGGACTGTTCGGAAGGTGGACTGCAACCGGAGCACCTGGTCCATCCCCTCTATCCGACCATTCTGGATAATCTTTTTTATAGTAGCAAGGAATTATCTTGATACCTTTTTTACCATCGAACAATTCGCTGGTAACAGTATTATAGATCATACCTGGTTTGGCACCTTCTATATACTTTGCATCACCTTCAGTTACTTGTGGTGATAGTTGTCCTAAGATTCTGACAAATGGTAACGCCATATCTTCTTGCGTCATATTCTCAAAACCTTTGGATACATCATCGCCAAATAAAGCAAGGGATGTTTCTTGTTTAGCTTTTATTTCATTAGCCATTATACATTCTCCATTAGTTATTTCCGGGTGATTTTAGTTTTGTCTTTAATCCACGTACTAAAGACATCAGAAGGCATATCGAGCCCGGACTCGACACGCTCCCTGAATAGGGCAGTCAATGTCATCCAAGCCACATCAGATTTCTGCTGTGGTTGAAAGCCATTATCCGCCGCAAGGCTAAGCAATTGCTCCGCCTTGTCATCTTCTCCCTTACCAAAGGTTACAAAGACATTGTTTTTAATAATGTCCCCCAACCCTTGATCACGAAGCCATTTATAGCATTGCGCTCTTTTCTCCTCATCTTTAGGAAGAGTGCATCTAAATTCTTTTTTAACAGCTACTTTGGAACCATCTGCTAATTTAATTTCAGAGAGTCCTTGTTCCGCTAACAACTCTGGTATTACTCGAGAACTAATATCATCAGCCTCTAGTTTTTTACTTTTGAGTTGCTCTTCTAATGCTGCAATCTCATCTTCTTTTTGTTTCAACTTTACACATTCTTGTGCAACAGTTGTAACCTCTACATTATCTAGAAGATCTTTTGAATCTTCTAACATCATATTTCTTACGTCACTCATAACTTATCCTTTCTGATAGCCGTCCACTTCTAATGGATAGTATCTATATTCCCGTTTATCCCATTTCAACATATTAAATTGTCCGTTTGTAGTTTCACCTACTAACCAAGTTGAGATACCTATTATTACAGGATCTCCTACAGCAAGTAAATAATCTTCTTTACGAAAGTCTTGTAAATTTTTTCTCATCTTCTGCACATAAGGTGCAGTAGAAAATATTGCCTGATCTCTATTAGGCAAACATATTACAAGGTATCCATAATCGGATGCACTTAATATATTTATATTAGGCGGTGGTTGTTGAATTACATAAACAAATTTTTCTTTAGGATTGCTTTTATAAAATTCTAAAAAGCTTGCTAAAGAATCTGGCTTATACAACTCAAATATTTTATTTTTCATTTCTTATTTCTTGACAACCTTTACCATAGGCTTTATATACTTGTCAACTAGAAAGAAGAAAATAATTATGAAATATAAATTTAAGACTAAACCCTATGCGCATCAATTAAGTGCATTGGAAAAATCGTGGAATAAAAAAGAGTACGCATACTTTATGGAGATGGGTACAGGTAAATCAAAAGTGTTAGTCGACAATATGGCAATACTTTATGATAAAGGTAAAATAAATGGGGCGTTAATTATAGCACCAAAAGGTGTGTATAGAAACTGGTACTCACAAGAAATACCTATTCATTTAGCTAGTCATATAGATCATAAAACAGTACTATGGACTGCGACCACATCTAAAGCAAAGGATAAAGAGTACCAACAATTGTTTAAATCTGATTATGACCTTCACATCCTTATTATGAATGTGGAAGCATTTTCGACAAAAAAAGGCCTTGAGTTTGCCGCAAAGTTTATGAACTGCCACAAAACTCTAATGGCTGTTGACGAATCTACAACTATTAAAACACCTACTGCAAAAAGAACAAAATCTATTTGCAACCTAGGTAAGCACGCTAAGTATAGAAGAATACTTACAGGTTCTCCTGTAACTAAATCACCGCTAGACTTATACACACAATGTGGTTTTCTTGATGAAGAGTTATTAGGATTTGGTTCCTTCTATTCTTTTAGAAATAGATATGCAATTATGGTAGATAGAAATTTTGGCGGACGTAGAGTACAAATACCTACAGGTTATCAAAGACTTGATGAGTTATCAGAGATATTAAAAAAGTTTTCTGATAGAGTTCTAAAAGAAGACTGTCTAGACTTACCCCCAAAGACATACATAGAGAGACAAGTAGAACTAACTGATGAGCAAAGCAAAGCTTATTCTACTATGAAAACCGCGGCCCTCGCTACTTTAAAAGGTAAGATGGCAACCGCGCCCCACGTTTTAACACAAATGATGCGTTTGCATCAGATTACTTGTGGTCATTTAAAGAATGATGACGGGACAATAACTGACATAAAGAGTAATAGAATAAAAGCTTTACTAGAAGTTCTTGAGGAGGTTGAAGGTAAAGTTATTATCTGGGCTAACTATGTTTATGACATTAAACAAATTGTAAATGTTATTAGTGATGAGTATGGTGATGATTCTATTGTTCAATACTATGGTGCTGTTGATGCAGAAAAAAGACAAGACAATATCAAGAAGTTTCAAGATCCAAATTCTAAAGCGCGATTCTTTATTGGTAATCCACAGACCGGTGGTTATGGTATTACTTTAACCGCTGCGAGTAATGTTATTTATTATTCCAATGGCTATGATTTAGAGAAAAGATTACAGTCAGAAGACAGAGCGCATAGAATAGGTCAGAAGAAAGCAGTCACTTACGTAGACCTTATTGCACCTAAAACGGTGGATGAAAAAATACGAAAAGCATTGCGTAAAAAAATAAACATAGCAACACAAGTAATGGGAGAGGAGTTAAGAGACTGGATATGATAAACTTTAATCAAAGCGATACTCACGATGTAAAAACACAACTAGAGTATTTAAATAGTAAACCAGAGTACCAAGACGACAAACTACAAGTAACCAATATAAAAACTAAACCTTTTGATTTTTGGAATAAAAGTAAAATTATTGAGTTCAAAAAAAGAAACTGTGAACACAATAGGTTTCCTGATTTTATTTTACAAGAAGATAAGTTAAGAACTAATATTGAAACAGCAAAGAAACACAATATAACTTTTTTGTATCAAAATAAATTTAGTGATGGCAAAGTTTGGGAATGGGATATGAGTAAAATGGAAAAAGAAAATACTTTACCAGAACCTATTGTTAAAGAAATGAATCATTATACTTATGTAAATGATCAAAAGAAAGTTCCTAAATCAGTATATATGTTAACATTGGATATGGGTTACGAAATCTAATGGATCTTATTATTTTAAATGATGGTTTGTATCAATTGATACCTGTTACAAAAAAAATAATGGAAGGCATAGTTATAACTGCTGAGGTAGATTGTTTTGCTTTGTGTGATATTTTAAGACTTAAATTAACAGGGTATGTAGATAGTTTAAATTTACATATAATGAATGATGGCACTGGTAATTTTATTGGTTGTATGTGTCGTTAAATATCTTGTAATCCCGTTTCGCGATTCAAGAATTTGTATTCAATCTTTTGTATATTAAAATCTTTTTTAATTTTTTCACAAATCTTTTCTACATCAAAGTTAGCACACGAATAGACATCAAACTGCATTAGTGCAGGTGATGGCTCATCCCAAACGTGCATAGCTATGTGTGAAGTCTCAATAATTGCAACCGCTGTAATACCTCGGTTACCAGGCATTGAACAATACTTAACATAAGGACCCATAAATATTTTCATATTTATAAACTCAACAAAATCTTTCATCCATTCTGTTAGTTGCTCTTCATCTACTGGTGGTCTGATTGCTTCAGCACGAATGATTAAGTGCTGGTGCACTAGCAAACTATTTTTCATAAAATTAACCTACGACTTTGCCGTCTTTCCATTCCATATCTGGAAGACCTTCAGTGTATTTTTTCCCGTCAAAAGTTAACACTTGTTTTCTGTTTGAATCTGATTGGTGATAGCTTATGTGGACCCAGCCCCCTGCGGGATCGTCTTTGTCAAAGTACTCCATAATCAATTGATCAAAGTCTACATTATTTTGTAACCAGTAAGCTGTCTTAATGTTGGGCACGCCAAATATTTCTAGGTCGACCGCCTGGCCCAGTGCGTGCTGCGATGTCTTTTTGCTACCGATCGCTTCACAAAGCGCTTCGCTCCGGTATCCGCTAGTGATTGTTACAGCCTTGTCAAAGTGTGCCCGTAGCGGTTCTAAAACCTCATAACATAAATCACCTAGGTTTTTTATCTCAGCTGATCCTGGTGTATTATCTATGCCCTTACGTTGAGCTGTCATTGAATTGGTCATCTCTCTCAAAGTAAAGTGTTTACTTAACTGCATAATTTTTCTCTTATTTTATAAATTTTCTGGCTTCTTTTCTAATTAAACTTGGAATTCCTACGTCTTCGTATTCTATTCCTGGGTTAGGAT